TACATCGCCACTGAAGTCGCCTGTAGCAGCATCAAGTTCACCGCTTAAAGTTATATTTGTAGCCCCCGTAATAGCCCCATTTAATGCTACCGCTCCATTGATATCAACAGTTGTGGCGGCAATTTGAATCTCAGTGTCTGCAACAATATCTAATTGACCGTCTGCTGATGAGTTGAGGTATATGGCCGTATCACGGAATTGTATCTTGTTTGCACCAGTCACCGTTGTTGCAGCCGCAATATTTACAGCCCCATCAATATCTACAACATCTAAGTTCGCTGTACCGTCTATATCTATGTTTCCAGAAATATCTAGGGTAGCTGCTGCAAGCTCACCCCCTATAACTAAGTTTCCAGAGCTAGGAGTGTACGTCAACCCTGTGTCTGTCTCTATTCCTTGCGAACCTGTAGCACCATCAACAAAAGTCAAGAAAACAGTCTCGTTGGCAGAATTGTTAGCAGTTGTTGTTACATCTGTAGCCACGGCTGCCGTACCGTCAAGCGTAGCAACTAAAGTTCCTACTGCATAACCTGTGCCACTAACATTGACCGTAGTAGTCGGCTCTGCTTGCAAGTCTTTGAATAACTTCCATTTACCTGAATCATTTGCATCCCTAAATAGCCCTGAATATAAATCTTGTGATCCTGATGTGTCATATAATCCATAAAACCCTATATCTAATGAGTCAGATGATGCGTTTGCTTTTGCTAACTTAAACAAAGGGTCTTCAACCGCTAGATTTGCCGTGCTTATAGTAGTTGTATCACCATTGACCGTGTAATTACCCGTCACAATTAGATTGCCGCCAACAGTCACATTATCAGGTAGCCCTATTACTATATCTCTATCTTCAGTGCCTGAGCCTGTGATTTCTATTTCACCTGATGTGCCTGTTGCAGTTCCGACAAAATCACCACTTGTATGGGTTGATAAAGTCACCGCACCATCTGCAATATGATCAGCAGTAACTGCATTATCTGCAATTTTTGCTGCTATAATAGCGTCACCTGCTATTTGATCAGAATCAACAGCATTGTCTGCAATATTCAAAGTAACAGCAGCACTCTCAGATCCACTATTTGCAACAGTAATATGTGAGTTCCCTGCATCAGCTACAGTTGCTACATAATTCCCTGTTGTGTCTGTACCCATCGTCACTGAATTTGCTGCAATATCTGCTGCAATAGTACCGTTGGATGCAATTGTAATGCCTGACCCTGCTGTAAGTGCTGCCACTACATTAGTAGAATCAGTCACATCAGCACTAGCTTCAATAGCATCAAGTTTACTTTTATCTCCGTTTGCAAATGCACCCTCACTTGGCTTAACTTGCAATGTGGATATAGTGACTCCCTTGACCCCTGCAAGGTCTGACAGTTCGCTGTCCATGAGAGCACCTGCCGCAGTAACATTCGTTGCATCAGTTACATCTGCACTGGCTTCTATTGCGTTTAACTTACTGTGGTCTGCATCAACAAATACATTGGAATTAGTAGCTGCTTCAACTGCCGTTCTTATCTCTGTATTAGTTTGATCGGCTGTGGCACTAGCTTCTATAGCGTCTAGCTTGCTATGGTCAGCATCTGTAAAATCATTTGCAGTTAATACTAGTGCTACACTATTTACAGTGATTGCATCCGCTTCTAAAGTGCCATCAATATCTACATTGCCTGAGATATCCAGACTTGCAGCAATAATCTCACCTGAGGCGTTTATTGCACCATTGATATCAATTGTGGTGGCAGATATTTGTATCTCAGTATCCGCTACGATATCTAATTGACCATCTGCACTGCTGTTTATGTAAATTGCGCTATCCCGAAACTGCACTTTATCGTTAGTGGTCACAGAGATATCAGTTCCGCTAGTAGTGTTGCTCAGTGCTAATATTTCAGCAAGAGTATCTACAGTATCCTGCTGTGCATCTATATAAGCCTTTATTGATTGTTGAGTAGCAAGTTTTGTTGCACTATTAGATGACATATTGTCTTCATCAAGCACACCAGTTACACTAGACCCTCCTGCTGTAAAAGTTAAAGCCGCAAGTTTAGACACAAGACTAGAAGCAGCACTCTGAGTTGTCGCCAACCATTGGGTATTGCCATGATCATATATCAACGTACTTCCAACATCAGAAGAACCAACGTTTGTACTACCCCCGTCAACCCCCAATAGACCAGAAGCCCCCTGTAGACCTTGTGTACCTGCTGTTACAACTGATATGCCAGAAGTGCTTGTCACTGTTATTTGATTGACGTTGCTCATCGGCTTATGTTCCTTCTGATATTGTACGTGCCTTCTAATATTCTAAAAACATTAGAACCGTTGACTATTTCTAAATCATAAACACCTGAACCCACTGCTAAATTCGCTGTCGCAGATGCTGATATTGTAAGAGTGACCGTACCTGCCGAACCGCCCAATGCGATACCACTGTTTGCAGTAGTCAATGTCACTACGGGATTAGTTGATTCTGGATTGACTCTTAAATCCATCTCAGCACTATCATAGCCTGTCAAATTGACAACTGTGCTTGAGCTATCTTTAAGGGTCAAAACTTGACCAAAAGTAGCACCTTGCTCAATAATAAAATGATGAAATCCTGCACTCATGGTTAGATATTCCTATAATCTGTATGGTATCTACCATAATGAGCTTCTGCTTCTTAATCAACTACCACAAACTAGGATTTTTTCTTAGTTGTTCTCTTGGTAGTTTTCTTGTTTGTAACCGCTTTTGGTGCTACACCGCCCACATATGCTTCATTGACATCAGGGGTTGACTCATCATCAGATTGATAATGTCCTTTAGTGTTTCTCGCTCTAACGGGTTCAGTTACTTCTACATCTGATACTGATTGCATCTTAGTTTCTACTGCCCAACCGTTATCCACAAAAACGACCATTAATTCTTTTTCCCAATCCGCTTTGGCATCAATCATCTCATTTTGATTGTAAAGTTTTACTTCAGTGCCGTTCGCATTAGCTGCGCCTTTTTGGGGTACTGTTATTTTAAAAGTTGCCATTTTATTTCCTAGTATGAAAGGGGTGAACTCACATGGTAGCTCACCCCCATCACAGGTTATAACATCTAGGGTGAATTAGACGTTATGTATTGGGTTATCGTTATCCGTAGAATGACGAGCATTGCCTTTTAGGATTATACCACTGATTGATGTACCAGTAGAATGAGTTCCTGTTTTAGCAATGACCAACCGAAGGTAACGCTTGCCACCGACATATCCTACACGATGTATAGAACCTGCTGTGTCAGGGTTACCGCCTGCTGTGCCATCTAGAATTAACCAATTACCATCTGCTGCAATAGTGCCATCAATAATGTCAGCCTGAGTACAGTCTGCATATGTTGAATCATCGTCACTATCTTGCAAAGATATTTGGAAGTTTAAGTTAGCAGCTAGTGTATCGCCTTCTGCACCAACATTAACAACCGCCATCGCTGATTCGTAGCCTTGTAGGTCTACTCCTGCACCGTTGGCTGCTGCTGTTTTTACAGCAGGAACAATAGTCATAACTGGAACTATATTATTTGATAAATCTCTCATAATTCATCACTCCTTATGTTGAACATTTAAGTTTAACGATAGCTTCTGCCTGAACCACTTGTCCACCAGTTCTACGTCTTGCAATGTAACGAACATTACCAGTTGTAGCTTGGGTGAACGGGTCACGCAATACTGCCATTGCCACACGGTCTACAATCATATACCCACGATTGAAATCACCAAACGCTACAGGGAAGGTGTTTGAACCCTCATCTGCCATCGCTGCTGCTTCAATGTATGGATGACCAAGAACAGTGTTTGACATTGAACCTGAAAGCATCATTCCTGCTTGGAAAACATACTGTCCTGCTGTGTCTTTAAGTTTACGAATAGAAGCAAGTGAGTTTCTATTGAAAACAAAAGTACCGTTTTTGGAATAATCTGACTTAACACCATGTACAAGACTGATAAGACCATCAGCTAGAATAGTAGAAGCATGACCAGAAACAACTTGACCAACACTACCGTTAGTCATGAAGCCTTCAGGTTTGCCCATTGCATCACCAGTTGTGAAAGCAATACCTTCAGCGAGTGCAAATTGCTCTGCAAACTCTGATTGCATTTCTGCTTCTAGATCAAACACTGAGTCTTCTAGGTCTTGCTCAGAAATGTCTACCAAAGCATAATGCTCGTGTGCAGCGATTTCTTCTAGACCTACTTGCCAACCTGTTGTTTCAGCACGACTACCTGATTCTGCAACCCATTCTGCCGCAAACTGACCAGTTCTCTTTGGAACTTGGATGCTGCGCTGTCCTGTTGTGCGAATACGTGCGATGCTACGAATCGGTGACATTTCTGTTACTGATTTAAGTAGCTCACGAACATACTCAGGTGGAGCTAGATAGCCCCCTGTGCTGTCATTGCTGACTGTTAGTGCTTTTTTCTCTACGTCAGTTAAGTTCTCACGACCTTTTCTGCAATAGGAATCAAACGCATTGCAATAATCATCAACCTGTTTTACGTCAATACCAGAATTAGGGCGTGATAGCACTGTTTCTAGTTCAGCGAATTTCTCGGCTGTTGCTGCTTGCGCTGCTTTTGTTTGAGTGATCGTACTGTTAAGGTCTTCAAGTCCGTCTAGCTTACTCTCAATGCTAGAAATCTTGCTTTCCAAAACAGTGTCTACACTCAAACCTTTTTCAAGTCTGTCTAACTTTTCGTCATTAGCTTTTTTGAACTCTTCAAAAGCTGAACCAAATTCAGACATGACCTTTTTTACATCTTCAGACATTTTAGTCTCCTAATTTATGATGTTTTAAGGGTTAAGGTTAGGTTTTTTATGGCATTTACCATTTCAACATTTTTGTCCAGTTCTTCTAGCGTCTCGCTATTGGCTTTGGCTTCAAACATTTGGTAAACAGCTTTTGCTGCTACCTTTGCTTCAGAACGAGAAATCACGAAAGCATCTCGCATTCCCTTTTCCCATTCCCTAATAGAAATCTCATTCGCCTTAACACTACGAATCAACGCTTGCGGATTCATTGGAAAGGTTACTAGCGAAATCTCTAGCAGGTCTACTTCACCGATATTGCGCTTTTGTGAACGCTTATCGTATGAAATCTCTTTAGGGTTTGCCCTGAAGCCAATAGACATAGCATCCAAAGCACCCATTTTTAGCAGTTCATATGCGTCCCGACCTGCGGTAGTTTTCAACGCAAGCCTTCCTTTGACGTACAAACCGTTGTCATCTTCTTTGATTGAATCAAATACGCCAATCGGCATATCACTTTTATGTTGATATAAAAGTTTGACACCCTTATAGCCACGCTTTCTGAGGCTCTTTTTAAATGCGCCTGTTTTGATAACGTCATTACCTAAGTCAGTGTTTTCAAAAACAGAAGCATAACCTTCAAATGTGCCTTCTTCTTCAGCATCTGGCATGTCTTCTGCTATTTTAATTTCTGATTTAACCTCAAGATACTCACTAATAGCTTCTGCATCAGGCTCTGCTACTGTTGTGACTTCTTCTGTTGCATCTATATCTGTCTTAACTGCATCCACAATAGAATCCTCAGTTGAGGTGTACTCACTGGTACGGTAGCTCAATATATTTTCAGCGTTTGTATAGGTACTGTTCATATCGCTATCCTTTGTTCTAACTTGTATCCTAAATCATTTTTTATCATAACACAATATCTTCTGCATCTGCATAAATTATAACACACCTACAGTTGACATTGTTTCTTGCTCCACCCGATGGATCACCTGCGTGTTCCATCTCTGCACCGCCAACAATAAACTTAGAGTTCATATCAACAATTTGTCCATTAGCTTCGTTATGTGCAGAGCGTGTTCTATCGTCACTTGTGGCAGTCCACCGTTTTTTCATATTGAGACCTAAGTTTTCTTGCAGCACCCCATGATATTGGTGATGTGCGTAACTTGCTGCGTTATGTGTCTCAGTTCGTGCTATCAAAGCTGCCCTACTCCTACCAATGGGCAATGCAGCAGAACTTATGCTTTTGGCTATTGCTGTAAGCGACAACCCTGCATCCCTACCCGTGGTAATTATATTTGCAATTTTATTTGCTAGTCTACTTGATATGCCAGATAAAAATAAAAGTCTACCTTTATTATAAACCTCTATTAGCCGTTCAAGGTCATAATTCCTACCAAATATTACAGCCTCAGCAGATTTATTGATTGTGGAATACGTTTCTTCATTGTGATCAAACATAGTTCTAAAC